GTTGATGCAGTTGTTTATGCACAGATAGGAAACAGTGTAATCAGATCCACGCATATGTTGATGAAGTTTGATAGAGTTGCTGGTGCATACTATTTTACCACATTAAATGAAACAGAAACATTTGTCGGTAATGGCGGTTTAACTGAGTTTAGTTTAAAATGGCCACTGAGTACAAATAGTGCAGATATATCAATAACTGTAGCAGGGGAGCCACAGCTAATAAGTGATTTTGTAGCATCAAATATTATTGATACAACCAAGACATTTGATAGATATCGTGGTAAAATAACATTTACTACTGCACCTGCAAATAATGCTGCTGTTGTTATAAACTATAAAAAATCATCCAACCTGTTAACTGCTGAAGATAGAATAAACTTCTTTTACAAGCCTACTACAAACATGCCAGGCAAAGAACTAAGTCAGTTAATGAGTGGTGTTGACTACGGTGGCGTTCAAATGGATAGTATCGGCTTTGGCGAAAATACTGGGTTTGATGCAAACTCTTATGGTATTGATTTTGATACGTTTGACACTAACTATGAAGATGAAATCATTACATTAGATGGCAGTACTCAAATAATATCATTGAGCAGTGTATTGGAATCGGGTGTAACATACAATGTATATCTTAATAATGTAAGAATAGACGACCCGTTTTACGATGGAAGTAGTGTAACAGCCAATCCAAATGCAAAAATGGTGTCACCGCAAGGCGATAATATTACAAATACCGTATTCTTAGACAGCGATGTTATTGAAACCAAAGACGGCGATGTTGTGATCATTAGAAAATCAACAAGCGATGGTAGCTTTACTCCAGAATCAACTGCATACGATGTAAGTTTACAAGGTGGAAACTTTGAATACACAACTGCTAAAGGTATCGACTCTGGCGACATAGTTGTTGACGGCGACGGCTTTGTTACAGAAACTACCAGTGGTGGTCCAGAAGAGCAAGTACCAGGACAGGTGCTTGATACTGTAGACATACAAGTTTATAATAGAAGTGTAGACGGCCAGGGTGTTATTAGTGTTAGAAACTATATCACAGATGGTACAACTATTGAATGGGAGTTTGACAACTTTCCACAAACAAACACTACATTGGTTGTAAAAGTTGACGGCGACATTATTGATAATGACGATTTAAATGTCGACTATGAAAACAAGTTCATAAGTTTAAACGATAGTACAGCATTAGACGAAGGAAAAAATCTTTCAATACTTACAATAGGAACCAACGGTGTAGATTTAATCGATAGTGATAATATTGTTTCTACTGGTGATACGTTTATATACAACCTGCCAATCACATGGAAGTCTGGATTGAGTTCGTTTGTAACAATAAATGGCGTATTACAAAACGATACAACAGATTACGGACTTACAGAATCAGATACTGGTAATGCCCAACTAGAGTTTCCTATCAAAGTAACTGCTGGAAAAATCATTGGATATACAATATATGACGGCAGCGTAAATCAATACAGTCAAATGGTAATCGACAATACTTTTGTAACCGATGGTACAAATAAAGTTCATAGATTTACAAATGATGTTGCACTACCAGTTATTGATAAACCTTTATCGCACAATATTTTAGTAAAACGTGGTGATGGTAGATTCTTAAATGCAGGTTATAGAAAAAAATATACAATAGATAGCAACCGTGCTTACGACATTGATAGATGGCAGTTTGAAGATACAACAGCAGTTAGAAACACTGACGTTGTATTATATATTAATGGTTCTATTGTCGATGTACTTGATTATTATTATGACACTGCAAATGGCAGAGTACAACTTCTCAACAACAATGTAGGATTGATTGGAGATACTTTAGAAATCTTTATTATCAGAGATGCAGAATATTACTTTTTAAACACAACAGTACAAATACAAAATGGTTCAGAAGTTAATGATCCAGCAGTTGGACAAGATATAAGTTTTGAATTATCTGATGATAGTACTACAGTTATTGCTTGTGTTGAAAAGTTTAGCAGATCGGGTTCGACGTTAACAATAGAACTTCAAGGATATATTAGAGAACTATTCCAGCTAAAAAGTATTGATGATACACCAGAGATTGTAGCAAGTTGGGAAAACGATAGCACAAAGGCAATCATTGGTGATATTAAACTTATTGAAACTGATGTATTATCACTAACAGAAGCACCTGCTGATTGGGAAACAGTTGATATCTATGTATTCAGTAACCATGATATAAACGGATTTGAAAGAAACTCGTATGATATTGTTTGGAATACAAATCAAGCACCAGCAGGAACACAGTTTTATATTGATAAAAACTTGTTGAGTAGAGGATTTATCAAACTTGAAAAACCTGCATTAAGTGCAAACTATGTTTGGGTATTTAAAAACGGAATATTACTTTCTCCACAAAACGATTACTCACTTGATGCAAGTGGATCTGGCGTTCAACTTTACAACAAAGTTACATCAAATGACAAAGTTGAAGTATTGCAGTTTACCGCATTAACAAGCGATCCTAAGTTTGGATATCGTATCTTTAAAGATATGTTAAACAGATTCCACTTCAAGCGTTTAAACAAAGATAACGAGTATAAGTTGCAACAACCATTAAACTATTATGATTTATCTATTCAGTTAGTTGACAGCACAGGAATACAAGAACCAAATAAAGCACTTGGCACTCCGGGAGTTGTTTGGATTGACAAAGAACGTATCGAATACTTTAGTGTTGACGGCAATCTACTTAGACAACTAAGAAGAGGAACGCTAGGAACAGGTATAAAAGAGCAATATCCAGTTGCAACAAAAGTACAAGGACAAGGTATAGAAGAAAATATTCCTTATAAAGACGAAACAGCTAAAACTATGTTTATTGGTGATTCTAGTACCAAAGAGTTTATACTTGATTTTATTCCAACTAGTGTAAACGAGATTGATGTATTTTTAGCCGGCACTAGGTTGCGCAAAGATAATATTGTAACATTTGACAAAACAGTAGATCAAGATTCGCCTGAAGCAGATGTAACAATAGATCCAGAGTATACTATTGAAAATATAATAACAGGCGACGGTAGTACAATCACAGTGTTAACACTTGCAGATTATATTGATGCTCCTGCAGATGGAATATTCATTGAAGTTGTTCGCAGAACAGGAAAAATATGGAACGATACAGGAAAATCCCTAGCAAATAGTACAAATCAAATAGCTAAATTTATAACAGACAAAACAATATCGCTACCCCGATAAATACATTATAGGAACGGAATGGAAACATGATTAACGAACAAAGCGGTGTACACCTCGAAGGACACATAAAAATACACAATCCAGAAAGTGGGCATGTATTTGTTAACAAGCGCAATGCTATTCATTATGAAAATATGAGTATTAGCCTTGCAGAAAGCCTCGGCAATGCCGGTTCAGGTTATATATATCAAATGGCATTTGGCAACGGTGGCACTAGTGTTGACCCAACAGGTATTATTACATACTTAACGCCAAACAGTACTGGTACAAATGCTAGTTTGTACAATCAAACATATGCAAAAGTGGTAGACGATCGCAGTGTAAACAATGTTGATCCACAACGAAACAAAATAGAAACACGTCACGTTACTGGTACAAACTATACTGATATTGTTGTAAGTTGTTTGTTAGACTACGGCGAACCAGAAGGACAGGATGCATTTGATACTGCGGCCAATACAGAACAACAGTTTGTATTTGATGAACTTGGTTTAGTAGGTTATTCAGCAAGCGGAACAGGAAGACTTCTTACTCACGTGATTTTCCATCCGGTACAAAAATCACTCAACAGATTAATACAGATTGATTATACTGTAAGAGTACAAAGTCTTTCAGGAGGTAATACTTAATGGCATACGAAGTTCCATTCACTGACCAATCTAATAAAGGTATTATAACTGTTGAAGATAACGCAATCAATACAGAAACTAGTCTAAAACTTCCAGGTAGACTATTATCAGATTATGGTGTTGCTATTAATGAAAACTTTTTAAAGTTATTAGAAAACTTTGCAAATGCAAATCCACCATTAAATCCAGTTGAAGGACAACTCTGGTATGACACTACAGATAGTATAGATCAGTTAAAAATATACGACGGAACAAACTGGGTTGCAGCCGGCGGCTTAAAAAAGAATGCCTCAGAACCTGATAGTACAAACAGTGTCAAAGGCGATCTTTGGGTTAATACTAGTACTAGTCAGTTGTATTTGTATACAGGCAGCGGGTGGCTGTTAGTAGGTCCTGATTTTAGCAATGGAAACACCACTGGAGCTAAATCAGTTGAGCTAGTAGATACTACAGATACAACTAGAACAGTAGTAGTCGTATACATTGAAAATATACCAGTTAGTATTACAAGTAGAGTTGAGTTTTCGCCCAAAACATCATTTGCTGGATTTAATAGTGTAACACCGATAAAAGTTGGAACAAACTTTAATCAAACATTGTCAGCAGCAAAGTTTAATGGCACTGCAACTAACGCAGAAAACTTACTTATTAGTGGAGCAACAATACCAAGTTCAACATTTATGCGCAACAACATTGTTAATCAACTTACAGAAAAACTTCAAATAAAAACCAATCAGGGCTTAGAAGTTGGTGTTTCAAAAACATTAAGTTTGTTAGTTGAAGGTAATAATAGCATTGTTGAAAACGCTGTTCCAGGTGCTCCGATAGATTTAAGAGTTAACAACAACGGCAACTTTGCAATACCAATCAGAGTTAAAGGAAACACTAATGTAGGCATCAACAACCTGTCTCCAACAGAAAGTTTAGACGTAGTTGGAAATCAAAAACTTACCGGCAACCTATCAGTAACTGGTACTACAGCATTAACAGGAAATACTAGTATAACAGGAAATCTAACTGTAACTGGAAACTTTGATGTTGATGGAAGCCTTACTACTACTAGCATATTGCCTGATACTGCAAATGTTTATTCTATAGGCTCATCAGTATTACCTTACGATACATTACATGCTAATCGTATAACAGGTAACTTAACAGGTAATGTAACAGGTAATGTTAGCGGTACAGCTGGTAGTACAGCAAAACTCAACAGTGTAACTACTTTTTCACTAGCAGGAGATGTTAGTGCAACTAGTTTTGTATTTGACGGCCAGACAGGCGGCTCTACTAAAACATTTACATCTACTATACAATCAACTGCTATTTCTAGTAGATCAGCAGCATCGAGCATCAATAGAACAACAGATGAAGTATTATTAAATCAAGGCGGAACGTTAGTTAAAGCAACGCCTGCACAGATTATTGGTTCTATCGATACTATGCCAGTTGGCACAGTAATCATGTACGGTGGATTGATTGCACCTGATGGATGGTTTATATTAGACGGAACAGAAAAATCATTAACAACATACGGTGCTTTGGCAACAGTATTAGGATATCTTTCAGCAGATCCAACAACATGGTATCATGGAACACCGAGTGATCCTAATACATTGTTTAAAATACCAGATATGCGAGGAAGAACTCCTGCAGGGCTAGGACAAGTAGTATCAGCAAATAGAATTACATCATCAACTGTAGGTGTTATGGGTGGTGTAGCAGGTAGTGAAGAAGTTACAATAGCAGCATCTAACTTACCCGAACACGAGCACGACTTAAAAAGTAGTACAGGAGAGCAATTCTATGCTACTACAACAGCTACAGCAAGTGCATCAGAAGTTGTACCAGGAGACGGCGACATATCAGGAACTGGAACACGTCTGCGAACATCAGGAGGTGTAGTAGATTTAGCAAACGATGCATTAAATATAACAAATCCGTTCCTTGCACTTAACTTTATTATCTATCACGGAGTATCATAAATGGCCTATAAACTAAACAAAACAGACGGATCGTTACTAGTAGAACTAGTTGATGGTAGGTTAGATATATCCAGTGCAGATATTGCACTAATAGGAAAAAACTATCAAGGATTTGGCGAAAGTATAAATGAAAACTTTATTAAGATGCTGGAAAACTTTAGTAATAGTACAGCACCGGTAAAACCACTCAAAGGACAACTTTGGTATGATACTGCTACAGGCAGATTAAAAATATATGATGGTACAACATTTAGAAGTACCGATAGCACAATATATGCCAGTTCTCAGCCATCAGAACTAATACCTGGAGACATATGGATTGATGCATCAAAGGATCAGCTATTATTTTGGAACGGCACTAATGCTGTTTTAGTAGGACCGGCATATACAAAAAACCAACTTAAATCAGGCGATGAGATTGCAACTATTAGAGATACTACAAGTCAAAATAGAGTGATTATTAAAAAGTATCTAAATGGCAGTTTATATGCAATTGTTTCAAAAGAAAATACAACCTTTACACCTTTTCCGGCTATCACAGGATTTACTACTTTAAAACAAGGTGTAAACATAAACTCAGCGTTTGTTGATTTTGAATTTTATGGGAAAGCCTCTAGTGCTGGTCAAATTGTAGACGAGCTTGGAAATGTATTTGATCAAAACAGTTTTTTAAGTGCTGTAGTTGATGATGTCACAACAGGCAGATTGGCAATAGCTAATGACCTTGGATTGAGTATTGGACTTGATACAGATCTTACAATAAAAGTAAGTGGACAAACTACTGTCTGGCAGAATAATATTCAAGATGCTGACATGCGAGTAGATCTTAAAGATGTTTCGGGCACATACACTGCTATGTATTTTGACGCTGACACTAAAAAGATTGGTATATTTAAAACAAATCCTGCATATACGTTAGATGTTACAGGAGACTTGCGTGTTACTGGAGATTTATTAATCGAAGGAAACTCGGTAAGTTTAGATATTGCTACTCTTAGAGTTGAAGACCATCAAATTGAACTTGCAATAAAAGACGATAGTACATTAGCAACTGACAGCGAAGCAGATGACGGCGGCATTGTTATAAGAGTACAGGGAGACGACAAACGCTGGACTTGGTTAAATGCAACTAACAGTTGGACAAGTAGTCATAATATTAATATTGACAACGAGTTAAACAACTATGCTATTGATAATACAAATGTATTGTCTTTAGATACGTTAGGATCAACGGTTGTAAACAGTAGTCTAACAGGAATAGGTCAGCTTAATACACTAGTAGTAGGAAACAACCTACAAAGTGATACAATGACCTTCACTGAAGATCGCATTACAACAACTAGTAACTTAGAGTTTGCATCAACTGGTAGTATAAACTTAATAAACAAAGTAAAAATAACAAATGTAGAAACTCCGGTAAGTCCACGCCGTAAAGCCGACAATGCATTATTAACAGAAGGTGCTGATCAAGATGTAGTAGTTAAAAGATATGTTGATGACGAACTAGCATCATCAACAATAGTTATGGGAGTAGATGTTACTGGATTAGGTACTACCTATGCAACAGGAACATATGGTGACACTTTTGCAGATGACGGATTGCTTACTAATATTGCTGTACTATTAACAGAAATATCTCCAATACCCGCAGCACCGTTTGACACTCAAGGAAAAACTGCAAAAATACATGCATACTATTATACAGCTTCATCAGATCCTATTGATGTTAATAGTGGTGTTGTAAAATCTTTAACAGCAGTTGATAGTGCTGGTACACAAAACGTTAATGTTATAGGTGACTTTACAATCACTGCTCCTACAGCAACAGTTAATCTAACAGCAAATAGATTGATAATAACTATGCAAGTAAGCGGCGGCATATGGGACGTTAATGGAAGTACAATAGCAGCATCGGCACTTTAACGATAAATAACATAAGAGCACTAAGCACGAGGAGCAACAATGGCCTATATTGTAAATAGATATAACGGTACACAGATAACAGTCGTTGAAGACGGCACAATAGATCAAACAACTGATCTAAAACTTATTGGTAAAAACTATAGTGGTTTTGGCGAAGCACAAAACGAAAACATAGTTCATTTATTAGAAAACTTTAGAGGAACTACTGCACCTGCTAAAGCTATTGATGGACAAGTATGGTATGATGCAGGAACTACTAAACTAAAGTTTTATACTGGTAGTGCATGGAAAACAGCAGGCGGTACCGAAGTATCAAGTTCTGAACCAGCAGGACTGGACGAAGGCGATTTGTGGTGGAGCAGTACAAGTAATCAGCTATATGGTAAAACAGCCGCAGGCGAGTTTATCCTAGTAGGTCCTCAGAGTGCAGGAAGCGGAACAACACAGATGCTTAGTGTTAGTGTTAATGATAACTCTGTTCCAGCGGTTGAAAAAACTATTATTGTTGCTCTAATAAATGATGTTAGTTTGTATGTAATCTCTGGAGAAGAGTTTACATTAAACGGTGTACAAGCAGCCGGTGTTCCATCGTTAACAGGATTTAGTTTAATCAAAAAAGGTATTACATTAGTTAATAGTGCTACAGGTATTACAAAAAATAGTTTGGATCAACCTGTTACAGGTGCTACTAACGAACCAATTATTTGGGGATCAGCAAATGATGCATTACGTTTAGGTGGATTCTTAGCTAGTGATTATTTAAAAACAACAGATGCATTAGCATTAGGTGATGTTGGATTTACAGTTGGCGCTAGTAATGATCTAAAAATAGATGTAAGCGATGGTACAGTTCCGAGATTTGTAAATCAAAATAATGCAAGTAATAAAATGTTGTTTGCACTAACTGCACCAGCTGCCGGATCTGCTACAGGGATTGTTTCAATAAGAAACGCAGCAGTTGATAAAGGAATTTTTCCTGAAACAACAAACATATATAATATCGGTAGTGCAACTGAAAAGTTTAATACAGTTTATGCTACTACATTTAATGGTACTGCAACAGTTTCAAATGCACTTGATGTAGGAGGCACGGCACGTAGTGCATCAACCACTGCTGGCGCAAATACTATTGCTGCAAGAGATAGCAGTGGAAATCTAACTGCAACAATATTTAATGGCACCGCAACTAAAGCTCGTTATGCCGATCTTGCAGAAAAATATACCACAGAAGAAACACATCCAGTTGGAACAGTAATGGCAGTATCTAGTGCTAAGTTTGTAGAAGCACGTGATATTAGTGCAGAAACTAGACCTGCAAAGTCTAGTGATTTTGCAATTGGTGTCATTAGTGAAAATCCAGCTTATTTAATGAACTCAGAAATCGACGGACAAGCTATTGCATTAAAAGGTCGTGTACCAGTAAGATGCACAGGTGTAGTTCAAAAAGGAATGGCATTGTATGCATGGGAAGACGGAGTTGCTTCTCAAACTGCTACCAAAGCATTAGTTGGTATTGCATTAGAATCAAGCGACGATCCTTCAGAAAAGTTGGTTGAGTGCGTTTTAAAAGTGTAAATACTAAAAAGGAAAAGTTATGGCAGTCGGCGACATTATCTCACAATCAAGGTACAACGAACTACAAGGAAAAATTTCAGCAGTATTAGGAGTTGGGTCTGGTGATAAAGGATACAATAATACTGTATCGAGTAATCCAGTTGCCGAAGGAAACGAAGTGTTAGTTTCTGATATGAATAACTTGTTCACTGACTTTGAAAAGGTGTATGTACACATTAATAATACAGCACCGGTTACTATTAATACAGTTACTACCTCTGCAGAGATTGCAGATGCGTTGTTTAATGCATACGAAATATTAATAGTTGAACTTGAGGACGATAGATTTATTTTAAACGGTAACCAAGCTGACATAGAATCAGGCGGTGTTAATAGTGTAAGAGATGGTGCTACATCTCCGTGGGGAGGAACATCTCAACCTCAATCAGTTAATCATACTGTTAAAATATCATTTTCTTCAATTGCTGCTCGTAGATGTTTTTTTAACGCAGGCGGCGAAATTAGATTCGATTCATCGATTAATATCGATGATGTTCCAGCAGATACTAACTTGCAAAAAAATCAAGACTGGTATGATATTATATTTAATGCTGGCCAGATAAAGTTTGGACGAACAGTAACTACCAATACAAAACCATCTGGTACTTCCTATGCTATTGGCAATGAAGATTTAACAACCTCGTATCAAACTATATATAGAAAAACAGGTAGTATTGCAGGTGGATATTCAGACAACGAGTATTATATTCAAGCAAAAAAAGAATCAAACAATACAGATATTACTTTTAATATTGTGTTTAATGATTTAGATACAGGCACCGGCGGCGCCGACGAATATGTAGCAGGAGTTCTTACTAGTTCAGTTTCGCATATACGAGCATCGGGTTCGTATGTAAACTCGCCGGCTCCGTCCTATGCAAAAACAAGTGATTTATGATTGACATACAATGTAAAGTGTGTTACATTATAAAAAAGGAATATAGATGCCACAGATAACAGCCATTAACTATAATAATATTAGAGAATCGATTGCTGGTCGTGTAGGCGATCAATCTGTCTGGACAGACTACGGATCTTTGACAACACCGTTAACAAGTACAAGCGGTTATGGTAGAAACTTTAGTAGTAGTATAGTTGTTGGCGGCAATACTCCAGGAGTAAGTGACACAGTAACCGAACAACAATATTTTGATTTGTGGTTAGATATACAAGCTGCACATGTCCATCAAACTGGCGCACTAGCAACGGACATTGATCCTACTGATTTTGAACAAGGTGTTGATCAAATTGCTGAACAGCATATTACTGACTTAACTACTACTGCAAATACTATTTTAGCATTTAATCATACAGCAACAGATTTTCCAACTAGTAGTTTCGATGGTCCGAATCCTTTAGAAACATCAGGAGGAGCAAGTACATCTAGTTCTCGTATTACAAGTTTTGGTGGATCGGCCGATGCACAAAAAGTCATCTCGCACGAAGTTACAGTTAACTTTGGATCTCATCAAAACTTTTTGTATTTTTTAGCAGCAGGCGGCGAAATACGTTTTGCAGCAAATGCTACTGGCGGCACAACAGCAACCCAATACACAAAAGATTGGGATTGGGCTCAAGTATTAAACGATGCTGGACAGATACGATTTGGTAGAGTAAATCAAAATACCTGGCGTTGTGATTCTGTAACAGGTACAGGAACTGGATTTAGTAATGCAACTATTGCAACTGGCGCCCCAACTACAAAGATTTTTGAAAAACAAGGTGGCGGCAGAGCAGGCGGTAATCCGGGAGATGTACCTGTAGCACAGATTTATGACGATAACTTTTTTAGAATTTATGCAAGTACTAATACATCATTTAATACTGCAACACAGCTAAAGTTTAAAATAGAACTAGACGACGGCGATACAGGAACAGGCGGCCAAGCAGAACCAGGCGGCCCAGCTGGCCAGTTAGTAGACGAAAGTGTTACAGCAACAATCAACAGCACAGTATACACTTATACTCCAAGCAGTGATTTTGTCTGGGATAGTACTACGTACAATGCTATTGCATTGCCTACACCAACTGGAACAAAAGATTCCGATTTTTAACTTGACAAACTAGTCTAATGGATATATACTACTATTACAAGTAGGAGATATTTATGGACGAACGCTTAGAAAAAGCATTAGATTTTAGCAACTATATGATTACATTAAATAATCAAAAAAGATTGCTAAAAGAACAGTACCACGAGAATCTTGTTTATTATTTTAATGGCGGCCAGTTTTCGGTAACTAAAGATCTTATAAGTTTTTGTCAAAGTTTATTAGCACTACATCAGACTGAAACAATTTTAGTTGATGATAGTAGTATACCCATTGAAATAGAAGCATTACAAGATTTTGCTAATGAACTTGTAAATGTGTATTGGCAATCAACAAACAAATACTTAACAGAATACAACAAGTTAAAAACAAATAGAACAGTTGAAAGTATTATGGATCTATGACAAAAGGTGTACTGTTATTTGCAAGTAATAATAAATCGATTGATTATGTAAAGCAAGCTATTTTCCTTGCTAAACGCATAAGCAAGTATATGGACTTGCCCACTTCGATTGTTACAGATACAGATATTCAATCTATGTATCCAAATGATGTTGATGTATTTGATTATGTCATTCATTCCAATGATATGAACAGAAATAGTACTAACAAGCGATATGCCGATGGTGACTTTAGTGATAAAACATTAAAGTTTAATAATAAAAATAGAGCATCAGCATATGATTTAACTCCTTATGATTCTACTATTGTAATGGATACTGATTATATTATTAGCAATGATTTATTAAACAATTGCTTTGTACAGCAAAAAGATCTTTTGCTATACAAAGATGCTACACATATTGGTATGCATACAATAGTACCCGAGTTTGAAAAAGTAAGTGATACTAGTATTGATTTTTATTGGGCTACTGTTTTCTTTTTTAGAAAAACAGAAGAAAATAAAATATTCTTTAACTTAATCAAACATATTGAAGAAAACTATATACATTATCGTAATATGTATCAGTTTAAAACAAGTGTATATAGAAACGATTTTGCTTTTAGTATTGCAGTACATATTATGAATGGATATCAAAAAGGAAACTTTGTTGGAAGTTTGCCAGGTACCAAGTTTTATGCAACAGATAAAGATGTAGCTGTTGATATCAAAGACGATGAAATAAAAATATTAGTACAAAAAAATAAAAGACTTGGAGAATATACTGGTGTAAATCTCAAAGGCAGTAACTGTCATGTGATGAACAAGTTTAGTTTGGAGAGAATTATTGACCAATAACTTTACAATGTTGGCACAAAATAGTGATTTTGATTATGTTAGACAAGCATGTTTAGCAGCAATGAGTATTCATGCTACAAACAAAGATGTTAGTATTTGTCTTATTACCAATGAAAGTGTGCCTACAAAATACAAACATTTGTTTGATCATATTGTAGAAATACCGTGGGGAGATCACGCCAAAGACGAAGATTGGAAAATCAGTAATCGTTGGAAAATATATCATGCTATTCCTTATAATGAAACTGTGGTAATAGACACAGATATGTTAATACTTGAAGATATTAGCAGTTGGTTTGATTTTTTAAGAAACTACGATCTGTTTTATACTAGTAATGTTTATACATATCGCGGAGAACTAGTAGATGATAACTATTACCGCAAGGCATTTAAAACACACAATCTTCCAAACTTGTATAGTGGGTTCCATTGGTTTAAGAAATCAGATTTAGCACACGAGTTTTATACTTGGCTTGAAATGATAACAAATAACTGGCAACAGTTTTATAAATCCGCAGGCAACGGCAAAAAGTTTGCATTGCGGCCAAGCATGGATGTTAGTGCAGCAGTTGCTTGTAAAACAATGGACATTGAACATTTGATTACAAATAGCAAAGTTAAAAATCCTACGTTTACACATATGAAACCAAAGATACAAGGTTGGGATGTTAACTTTGCATATCGTTGGCAAGATAGAGTTGGAGTTTATTTTGATAGCGACATGAGGCTAAAAATAGGAAATCATCAACAGTCGGGTATTTTTCATTACACTGAAAAAGATTTCTTAAATATTAATCTAATGAAAAAATACGAAAAGTGTTTGGGAATATAATATGAAAAGATTTGTATGTTTTGATGATGACGGAAACATCTATAAGATATCAAAAGAATCTGATGATAGATTCAAGTTTATTGAATGCGATTTTGAAGACGTTAAAAAGTTTATTGAAGGACATTGGAGTTTATTAGACTATAAAGTTGAATATGATTTTATTGATAAAACTTATCATATTAAAAATCAAACACAGGTTGATGAAGATAAACTAATGTGGAGTTTTTTATATCAAATCCCTGCAACTATTCCAGACAACCCGCAGATAATCCTTTCAAAAGATAATACAAAAAATGTTTGGAGAATATCTGCAGACTCTGATTTTTTATTAGATCTCAAAGACAAAAACGTTAACATAAATCTTTCAAACTATTATTTTAGTATAACCAAAAAAGATGATCCTAATGTACTATACAGATTGATAAGATTTGTTGATTCAGATGAAGTTGCATTTGAAAATGATTTTGAGTTTGACAATGAGGAAGTTTCCGTATATACTATGCGTAGGTTTGATACATATCATTATGAGGAAATAAATGGCTAATACTTTTAGAGTTATAGATTGTGACATTATATATCTAAGCTACGATGAGCCAAATGCAGAACAAAACTATGCAGATTTGTGTAAGAAAGTTCCATGGGCTGAACGTGTACACGGTGTCAAAGGCAGTGACAGCGCACACAAAGCAGCCGCTAACAAATCAACTACTGATAGGTTTATTACAATAGACGGCGATAATATTATTGATGAAAAGTTTTTGTCTCAAACAATGGACTTTGATGAAAACACTGACTTGACTAATAAAGTCATTAGTTGGACTGCACTTAATACTATCAATAACCTCACATACGGAAATGGTGGCATCAAGTGTTGGCCTAAACAGCATGTATTGAACATGCGTACACACGAAAATGCGCCTGATAATAACCCACATGCACAAGTAGATTTTTGTTGGGATACACAATATATTCAGATGAATGGTACATATAGTACTATTATGAATAATGCTACACCTCATCAAGCATGGCGTGCTGGATTTAGAGAAGGTGTTAAAATGGCACTTGACCAAGGTATGCGTGTTAGTGTAGAAGACTTCCATAAAAATCACTGGAAGAACTTGCATCGGTTGTATATCTGGCTGATGGTAGGCGCAGATGTAGAAAACGGACGTTGGGCAATATACGGCGCACGAGAAGGCTTGTACAAAACAATGTGTACAGATTGGGACTTTGTAAATGTACGTGATTTTGAGTGGCTTAATGAGTATTGGGATACTAAAGACATGGATGAAGATCAAATGGAAGCCAGTACTGTTGAACTTGGATATTCGCTAATAGATGAACTTGAGTTGCCCATTGCTTCTGAACCACTTGATGGAAATCAAAGTCTATTCTTTAAAACAGTATATCAAAATCCAGCACGAGATAACAGCAAACAATTCTTAGATAGAGAGCAATAATGGAACGCAGCGAAAGCGAAGAAATCAAGCGGATTGATAAAATCACGCAGGAAATATCTCCTACGTTTTGTTTTGCTAAATGGTATCACGCAAACATTTATTTCCAAACAGGAGAGACACACAGTTGTTATCATCCTGCCCCGCACAAGATTGATGCAGCGCCACTTCTAACTAATCCGAGTGCTATTCATAATACAGTACAGAAAAAAGCAGAACGTGCTGCTATGATGAAAGGTGAGCAACCTAGTGGATGCAACTATTGCTGGAAGATTGAAGCAATGGGCAAAGATTATGTTAGCGATAGAAAACAACGCAACCAAACTATCTTCTTTAAAGAACGCTTGAAAGCTGTCAAAGAAGGTGGCGCAGAGTTTGATGTTAATCCAGAATATTTGGAAGTCTCGTTTGGTAATGAATGTAACTTCCGCTGTGGATATTGTCATCCAAAAGCCAGCAGCAGATATCATCAAGAGATCAAGCAACACGGGCCTTACACAAACGTAAAGAATCACAGATGTGATATTGACTGGTTTGAAATATTCGAAGAACAAAACAATCCGTATTTAGATGCATTTTGGAAGTGGTGGCCAGAGTTAAGTAAAGACTTACATATTTTACGCATTACAGGCGGCGAGCCTACAATACAGCAGAGCACATATAAACTATTTGATATGCTGGATGCAGACCCTAAACCAGATTTAGAACTAAACTGCAACAGCAACTTAGGCGGCAAACCAAAACAGTTAGAAAAGTTTACAAACCGTGTGAATGACTTGTTGACAAACAACAAGATTAGACGTTTTAAAATGTTTACAAGTATTGATACTTGGGGAAAACGTGCTGAGTATATTCGTGATGGATTAGACATTGAAGTGTTTGAACGCAACTTGGATTATTTTATGCGCAACTGCGAAGCACCGATGGTTATTATGATTACATTTAACATCTTCAGTGTCACTACATTCCGTACATTGCTTGAAAAGATTCTTGAATGGCGCAAAAAATATAATGATGTAGAAACGCACAGATGGCAACGATTAGGATTTGACACACCGCATTTGAAAGAACCGTTGCAGTACGATATTAATATCCTGCCTAAAAACTACATGAGTTATATGCATGATCATTTGCAGTTTATCAAAGAGAATACAGATGATAATCGCAAAGATGCGTTTAGTACTATTGAGTATGAAAAGTTTAGACGTGTTGTTGATTACATGGAGTCTACTGAATATCCATTAGATAAAGTTATTCAAGGACGTAGAGATTTTCACAACTTCTTTGAAGAGCAAGGTCGTAGACGTAATGTAGATCATGAACAAGTTTTTCCAGAGATGTCAGACTTTTTTGAACTTTGTAAGAAATACGTTTAACTAAACAGTGGAATAGCTTGCTCTGCCTCGGGCCATCTTGCTTCTTTTAGTAAATCATACATCCTATCAACATCAATCCGTCTAAAAGTTTGGAATGCACCTTTGTATTCTAAATCAATGCTGTCACCGGTGATGCCTAGTTTGTTTGTAAAATATGTCCACACTTTGTGTACACGGTCTTGACTTCCCACTCCGCCTTCGTGTGTACTAATATACACAGGCTTGTCTCTTCCTACATGTTCGATACATATAGGAAGTAACATTTGCACAGTATGATGATTTACTGGGCCATTAGCTGGAGCATAAACTCTGCCACCGTCAATTCTGTCTCTAATCAAACAAGTTCTTGCGCCAATGCGATATGCATTTTTACCAAGTATTCCCAGCTCTTTTAAACTATGAACAACACTATTGCCTACAATATGTTCATTGTAGTACAACAAAAACAGTGTTGCGTCTTCATGTTTTTCAACCCAGTCAACTAGCATCTCTTTGTTGCTATTATTATAGTAACCTTTTTCTTCGGCATCCTTATACCATTGTGTTAAATCTTGTGTGCCGTTGTATATTTCAAATCTATACATTATGAAACTTCCTCATTTCTTCTGGATATTGATTGGTTGTGATACTTTTTGATTTTCTAAAATATTCTAAAACTTGCTGCTGTAGTCTAGGATCTGTATTTTTACTCCAAGTACTAATGTCTTTACACCATGCCGATGCTAGTTCCATCCACATGTAATCTGGATACATTGTATAATGATTTACAGCACTTTCCATATTATTTTTTACATCGTTGTACTTTTCCAGTAATAGTTGCTTGTGATTTTGTTTTATACCTATTTCACGCATATCATTCCAGTATGCGTTATTACCTTTTTCACAAAGTGTATAATGTGCGGCAATAAAAAATGCAGTATCGTCTAGTGTATGATTGATAACTTTGTTAAATGTATTTCTATTTTCGTCTTGGTTAATACTGTGTAATGCTCTTTTAATAGTTGCCATTGTAATGTATAACGCATTTGCTTCCATTGGCTCGCAGAATCCTGCTGCCATTCCTATACTAAACACATTATCTATAGCAGGATTGACCATTCTACCAGGCGTCCATTTTAGTATTTTTGGTGGCCGGATGTTTTTATGATTTTCTTTTTCTAACAATAGTTGTTTTATTTCTTCATCGCTAAAATATTCATCACTGTAAATAATACCAGTTCCGATACGTTCGGTTAATCCTATTTTAAACTGCCATCCTTGTTCTAACCAAATAGTTCTAGTATGATTTGTTAGTTGGTCTTGCGAAGTGTATTCTATTGGCATTACTACTGCACTATTTGCTTTACAATAGTCGTATGTATGAAAGCTATCGTCAAGTTCGTTGATTAGTAATCTATTAAATCCACTGCAATCAAACCAGTAATCGGACGTATATACTTCTCCGTTTTCCATCTCAACACTGTGTACACCGTTGTCGTTGGTATTAACTTTGACAACTTTACCTTCTATTTCTATTACACCAAGTTTATTATTAATATTTTTTCTTATGTAAGGTGCAAGTTTTTCTGCATTAATATGATAACTGTAGTTGAGACAAGTGCGATCAAGTAACTTAAAATCAAATGTATTGTCGACTAATGAATTGTGCAAATCATTAAAACTTGCACTAAAGTTGTTTACCATTCCTTGATTGTACAAATCACACCATACGTCAGTAAGTCTAATATCAGTTTCGTTTATACTTTTGATATCATTCCAGTCTATAGGTTTATTATTAATAAGTTTATCAATAGGCTTGTTGTATGTAAATGCAAAGTAATGATCTTCGTCTGTCCATCCTTCAAACTTGTTTCCTAGTTTGTACATACTACCAGTTGCAGTCATCCAATCTTTTTCAACCATACCAAGTTCGTGGAATGCATGATTTAAATAAGGAGTAACACTTTCGCCGACTCCGATAATACCAACTTGTTCACTGTGAATTTGTAAAACTTCAATATCAGGTCTGCGTTTTTTTATGATACCTGCAGCAATCGCACCAGCTGTTCCGGCACCTAAAACTATTATTCTCAAAATGTTTGTGTCCTTATAATCTTTTTAAGATTGTCATCTACTGCAATATGATCTACTGCCCGTAGTCTAAATCTTGGAATATATTTGTAAGTGTCGTTAAATGTTTTTAAATCATTTATATTGCCTGTATAGTGTAACACACACTGATTTTTAACTTGTTGACACAGTGCAAGTTCTGCTCCAGCTGCAACCGCCGCTTTTTCTATTTGTTCGGGATACACACGTACTGTATTTTGTTTAAACATATTTGGAACACGCCCATTTAGTGTAAACCGATTCCTATCTCCTTCAACACAATCGCCACTTATCCAGATGTCTGATTGGCTACTCCATTTACAAGCAATCTGTCCATTTACAATATCTACTTCTGCTCCAGGAACAATACTGTCTATTGTGTATGTGTTTTCTTCTTCACTGTACAATACTATAGGAGGCACTTCAGTACTGCCATATACATTGTATACTTTGTCTGGATTGTGTTCACGTAGTTCGTCTAACATTCCTATTGGTGTAAAGTCACTACCTGTAATAACAGTTTGTAAACTACTATAATCTAGTGTTTTCCATTTGTCGTGTGTGTATAATGTTTTCCAAACATTAGGCAATAACAATGTGTGTGTTGGACGTATTTCGTGTACACGATTTATATAGTCAATGCCTTTGAATGTTTCAATGTATAGTTCGCAATCTAGTTTCAATGCAAGATACACACTTAGCACACTAAACGCAATACCACGAGGTGAATAGTAACTTAATATTTTACTATTTTTATCTAACCCTAGTATTTTAATATTAGAATCAACAACTTGTTCGATAGTTTCTCTTGAATGACCAATATGTTGTGGAAATCCGGTTGTGCCGCTTGTACTAAGATTTAAAAACTTATCGCCTCTATAACCGTAGCTGTATCCAGAATTTGAATACCAGTTGTGCAACAGTTTTAGTACATTTTGTTCCCAGTCGGGTTTATCACTATAGCAATCTACAGGACTACTTAACGTATAGTCACTGATCCACTGTTGAGATATTTGTTCACCGTCTATGAATATCTTCATTTATTTCTCGTTAATACACGCAGGAAAGTTTTTTTCAGTACCATCTGTGATTTTCTTAGCAAGTTTATAGGGTGTAAATCCAAACATAAACGGAAAAAATGCATGTAGTATTCCTAATGCAAAAATACCAAGACCGATAAAACTATAACAAACTGCAATAAAACAATGAGTAAAATAGTTAGCGTTTGCTTTTTTTAAGTGATTCCATTCAAACAACATATTTTAATTTCCTTTAACAATACTTTATTATGTTGTTACTATAGCATATTATTTAATGTAAGTCAACCCAAGATATTCCATCATAGCCTTGAAACTTGTTGTTGCTAGTATTAAATAATATCATGCCTGCTTCTGCTATCATACTATCTCTGTCGGCAAATGTGGTGCCTCTTGCTTTAAATATTGGAACTTCTAATACACCTTTGTTATTAAACTCTAGTCTGTTTGCTATATTTGTAACGTGTGTACTAGTAGATGTACTCAGCTGAACACCAAACCCTGTTGGTATGGTATTTCCGTTTGCATCAGGTGTGCCGTCAACTTTAAATCCAAACATTCCGCCTCGTTTGTATTCAGTTCCGTTGTAACCCCAACTTTCAATACTTAAAAGTTCGTCATTGTTTAGTAGAGATGTTTTGTTATTATTTGATCCTCTATGCGAAAGCGAGTCTATTGAATCCGTTTGTATAGTTAGACTATCGGCAATGATATTTACTTCGTCATTTTCACCACCAATATTTATCTTATCATTTATGCCACTAATAAGTGTACCGTTGCTTTCTCCGGATATAATATTAGTAATACCATTATCGCCTTGTGTATCGTATGCAACTGCTCCAACAAGTCTTCCTATGAAATCGGCTTTGTAAGTCGGCAAACTCTCCAAAGACAATCTCATCACTGGCGTGCCATCATAATGATTTAAGTTGGCTCTTACTTCTGTGTCGGCTCTAGTTGCACCAATATTTACTATAGGACCACGTGCAACTGCATCTTCTGCAGGATACACTGGGTGTGCAAGTCCACCGTAAAACTCCCACTGATTGTATCCGCCAGTGTTGTTATGTCCGGTAAGACGTGTAGCAATATCATCGCCTGGCTGGATAGCAAGTAGTTCGCCGGTAAGATTGCCTGTGACATTACCTGTTACATCACCTACTACATCACCTACTACATCGCCTGTGTGTGTACCTGTAGTATCCCCAAAAAAGTCTCCATAACTTGTACCGTTAAAATCGCCATTAAATGTACCGTATATTACACTATCTGCTGTGATACTACCTGTTAAGTCACCATAAAATGAGCCAGTAATACTATCTGCTATAATAGATCTTGCTCCGGTATTAACAATAATATCGCCTTCGCTATCTACAACATTGCCAACAACATTAGCAATAACCGTTCCGTTTTCGCCATCAAATGCTAAAGCACCGTCGTTGTCGTATACACTACCAGTAACACTACCAGTTAGATCACCTGTTGAGGATAAAACATTATTGCCGTTAGCGTCTTCAATGGTACCAACCAACGTACCGTATAATTTTCCAGTATCAACATCGACTAGTATAATACCATTGATATCAACAACACTTGCTTTAATCTGTCCCTGCCAGCTGTCGACAATCACTGTCTCGTCTGCTGTAATAATATCTAGTCGGTATGCTTCACCTGGTATAAAATCGGTCATTTTTGTTGGTTCCTCTTCTCTAGTATTTATCACATTCTGTTCTTGACTTGTTGATTAAAATATGTTATAACTAGTAGTATGTATGATATAATCTTTATTGGCGAAAAAAACAAACAGTGGAAGTCTGCAAAACAACGATTTCCGCTTTTAAAACATGCAAACACACTAGATGATGCAAAGCGTATTTGTATAACAAAAATGTTTTGGGTGGTTTGGCCCGACATTATAATAAACAATGACTTTAACTTTGATTACGAGCCAGATGCATGGAGTACAGAGTACATACATGTATTCAAAAACAATGAATATTATGATGGAGTCTGTCTAATACCAAAATCTTCAGAAGTGTCAGTTAAAGAGTTACAACATCGATTTTTTGTTAATAAAAAAGAAGTTGATATACAAGCAAGCAGACCTTGTGCGTATGATATTTTTAACATTGATACATATGCAGATTATTTGTCTGCATTAGAAACTAGTGAAACAGATATGTTTTGGATGAGTACTGCTAATATTGGTATTGATACAGAGTTTGTTAACAACTATTATATTCCACATCGTGAAGTACAACTACTTTCGCAAAATCATGCATTTGTGCATCAAGTTGATGACAAAGAGTTATATAATGGCTTGTTCCTTTGTAGTAAAAAATCTGAGTTATCTAAAAAAGAAGTTGAACACAGGTTTATAGTCAATAAAATTGAACACAAAACAGTAGCTAGTGGACCTACAAAATATGATGTATTTGCAATAGATACCTATGAAGAATATTTGTCAGCATTAGAGACTAGTGCTACAGAAATGTTTTATGTTGTTCCGTCTAGTGTCATTGTATCTAACGATTTTAACTTTGATCAATATTTTCCACATGACAATGTATTTGATAGAAAAATAAATCATATGTTTTTAAATGGTAAGTTCCATGACGGAGTTATACTTTGTAGTAAACATTCTAAAATTAGCGAACGTGAATGGCTATTTAGATTTATTGCTAATAAAAAAGAACATGATATTGCAGCTAGTATACCTGTGTTGTATGATATAGTTTTTATTAGTTATCAAGAACCAAATGCAGATGAAAACTTTGAAAATCTAAAAACTAGATTTCCAGACAGAGTAATACATAGAGTACACGGAGTTAAAGGAATACATCAAGCACATATTGAAGCAGCAAAAGTGTGTGATACACCTATGTTTTATATAGTTGATGGTGATGCCGTAGTTGTTGATGATTTTAATTTTGATTGGCAAGTTCCTGCTTGGCAGTATAATCACGTACACGTATGGCGCAGTAAAAATCCAGTAAATGGATTGGTTTACGGATATGGAGGTATTAAGTTATTTCCGAAACACGAAACTATCAACATGGACACTAGCAAACCCGACATGACTACAAGTATTAGTGATAAGTTTGTAGCTATGCCAAAAGTTTCAAATATCACAGCATTTAATACAGATCCTTTTAATGCATGGAAAAGTGCATTTAGAGAATGTGCAAAGTTATCAAGTAAAGTCATTGATAGGCAAAAGAGTAAGGAAACTAATGAACGTTTAAGGACTTGGTGTATGCATGTATTACCTGATACTCCGTTCGGAGAAGATGCTTTGCAAGGTGCCAAAGCAGGAACCGCATACGGTACTCGTAATAAAGGCAATACTGTAGCACTAAAAAACATCAATGACTTTGATTGGTTAAAGGAAAAGTATGATGGAAATACATAAGCTATTAGATAGATTTGAAATATTAAATCCACAAGATGAATATTTTAAAAACTTACGCCGTGCATATATTGATTCTGATTTGAGTTCTATATTAGAGTTTACGTCTAATGATGATTTACGTAGTGCTATTTTAACAAAAAATATTTACAGTATTTTTCGATGTATAGACAATACACGAGCTGTCGGCGACATTGAAGACTTGCGTAAAGCAGTATTAGAACAAAACTTACATAGTTTATTTAGATTGCTTCCGGGCAACGAAGATTTAAGAAAAGCAGTTCTTGAAGATAATATGCATAGTATTTTTAGATTGGTTGGAAACGAAGATTTAAGAAAAGCTGTAATGGATGATAATATATGGAGTGTATTTAGACTCTTAAAAGATAGAGACAGCACCTATTTTGTTGATGCATTTAAAAACTTTCAAACTAATAATATTGAAATAGACGAAGATTGTTTTAGTAGAGGTCAGCTACAAAGTAAACTTTGGTTAATAAATGAACTTAAAAACTGTAATGTAGAACTAGGTAAAGTATTTCTTTGTGCAGGATGGTATGGTACTCTTGCTACTATGTTGTTTGAAAGCGGAATAAAAATAGAAAATATCCGAAGTTTTGATGTTGATCCAAATGTTTGGAAAATAGCAGAAATATTTAATAAAAAGTGGGTAGAGGAAAAATGGAAGTTTAAAGCTAGTACCGAAGACATACACGAAATACGGTTTGATGAACATATATATGATGTAAACAAAACTGATGGAACAACTCAGAGATTGTGGACAGTTCCAGATACAGTTATCAACACAAGCTGTGAACATATAAATAACTTTGATAGTTGGTACAATAACATAACATTCGGAAGTCTAGTAATAATGCAAAGTAACAACTATTTTAAAATCAAAGAACATGTCAACTGTCACGAAACTCTTGAAAGTTTTGCAAAACAAGTACCACTAGGTGAAGAGTTATACAGCGGAGAACTAGAACTACCGCAATACAAAAGGTTTATGAGAATTGGATATAAGTGAACTAAGTGTAAGAGAACTTCAAAAAGAAAGTGCAAGAGCTCTTAGTACAATACAAGCTACAAATAATAATATTTGGCAGTTTAACAAGCAAGCACACCACAACAGTCAAAACTGGTATAAGGCTGTCATTGCCTGGTACATTGACGAGTATGGCGACCTACCTAGTAA